TGTTGATGAAGAAGAGCTGAAGCGTCTAGAGGCACAGTACGCAGAAGAGGAGAAGCAGTTACAAGCACAAGCTCCTGAGTACACGCCACAGACAGCAGCTCAAACTACTTTTAAGGAACCAACAGCTGCACAAAATCAAGCTGCTGGTAATGTACAACCTGTAAAATCACCTCAACAGCAAGCTGTACAACAACTTACTGGTGGTGGTAAACCTGAAGCTCAACAACCACTTAATCGTGGTAGTGGTTTTATTTATGGTAGTGGTGACCCTAACGCTACACTTGGTGAGGATGTAGGTAAGTATGCCCAACGTACCCTTGAAGGTCTTGGTGCTGCTGGTATGGGTCTTATTGACTTTGGTATGGATGCCATTGGTCGTATCCCTGGTGCTGAGTGGATCGATGATGCTTGGGATAAACACACCAAATACCAGAACCCTGCCTTCGATAAGGCCCGTAAAGCCGCCTCTATTGTCCTTCCTAGTATTGCGGTAGGTGGGGCTGCTGCAACAGCTGGTAAGGCCGTACAGGCTGGTGTGGTACTGCCTAGCTTAGCTGTTGGCGGTGCTGCATCTACCGTTGGTAAGACTGTACAAGCTGGTGGTCTACTGCGTGGATTGACTACTCTTGGTGTTGCAGTTGGTGGTGATGTTGGTGTCAATGTTATTAGTGATCAATCTGAGGAAGAAACCATATCTACTGCTGTTAAAGAAGTAGCACCGTGGCTTCCTGTTCCTGATGCACTTGTTACTAAAGACACTGATTCTCCTGAAGTACGTCGCCAACGTAATATCTATGAATCTGCTGGTTTGAGTGTTGTAGGTGATTTGATTGGTTATTCGTGGAATGCTGGTCGATCCGTGATGGATTGGTTCAAACCTAATGACAACACCGCTAAAGCTTATAAGGCTTCAGAGGCTATGGTTAATGCAGATGAAGCAACGTCCGTACGCATCTCTGAAATTAACACCCAAACTGAAGCACTTAAAGCTCAAGCAGATCAGTATTCCACACTGATTGCTCAAGATCCTGCTAATGCTTTTCAATATAGTGTTGATCTAGATAATATCAATAAGGCAATTAAGTCCCTTGAGGATGAATCAGTAACTCTAACTACTGAGTATCTTTCTACAGGTAAATCCAGTCTTACTGAGAATCCCCTGGATTCCTTTATTCAACGTCAACAGATCTCTAGGGATCTACAAATTGATGAAGTAGGTAAAGCACGTCTTTTTGATGATCCAGAAGGTGTTGCAGGTGTTGATGCATACATCAGTCCTAACATGTTCCCAGAGGGCTCTACAGCAGCCTTGAGCATTCCTCCAGGTAACATGGCTAGGAATATGGCTGATGTGGCTGCAATCAAGCTTGGAGGCGCTTCTGGAAGCCCTGCACCGATTATGTCTGAGCGGGCTTATATGGACCTGGCTAGGGGTAATCTTCAGTCACGAGACATTATCCTTGATATTGCAGAGGCTACTCGCTCTGCTGGTGATTTCGATGCTACTGTTAACGGATTCCGTTATACTAAAGCTCAAATGTCACAGGCAGCATTTGAGATCTACAAGGATATTATTGCTGCAGATACTGTAGATGATGTTAAGAAGCTGTTCCTTGACAATAGGGATGTAAAGACTATCCTTGATGGCCGTAAGATCTCATATGTTAATGACATTCAAGCTGAAGGTATCGCCTATGCAATGCGTGACCTAACTGATAAATACCTTGGTCGTGTTGCTACTGAGACCTCTGCACGAGCAATGGATACTGTTGGTCGTGAGATCTCTGATATTTCTGAAGGATTCAAAGCCCTTCCTGAAGCTGCTGATTATGATCGTTTCACTGAAATGATTGCTGATCGCATTGGCTTCCTGATGTCTGAGTATTCACTCAATAAGTACATTGCTGGTTGGGCACTTAAGAACCAAGACCGTTGGGCACAGATCGTCCAGAAGTCTGGTGATCCAGAGGCTAGCCTTAAGGAGCTTACGCAACAGTTTGATCTACGTATGCAAGATGCTACAAAGCGTGGTCAAAGTTATCGAGACATGATTGTGAAGGTTGCTCAGGAACGACCTGATGCAGCACAAGCTCTTATCGATGCGTTTGCTGTTACCAAAGGTGATGTAGATACTATTGATAAGTTGATGAAATGGAGCGCTCAACAACTGAGCCCCATGGGTCTACTTAAGGGTAGTAGTGATGGTCTCAATGCCTTTGCTCAAGGTGTATGGGCAGTCCGTTATAACAACACTTTGTCAGGTCTTTCAGCTATTCGTGCTATTACAGCTAACGAAGTAAGCCTTCTTTTGCGTCCTATTAACTCAATTCTAGGTACAGGAGTTGGAATGCTTATGGGGCGTAATACTGTAGATGACCTTCAAAAGGCTATTTATACACATGGCTCTGTACTGGACGTAAAACGTAAAGCTCTTAAAGATTCCTGGGATACGTTCAAAGGTTTGTGGAATAACGGTAAGTGGGGTAATGATTTTAGTATGGATGCTAAGTCATTAGCTCGTGCTGATCTAGTTACCGATTACAACCCTTCTGTGTGGGATACCCTTGGTAACATGGAGAAGGTGTGGGAAAAGGAAGGTAACTTTGGTCGTCTTTATCAGTACCGCTTTGCTCGTGCATTGTATGACCTTGGTAACTGGCGCTGGTTTAAGTATGGCACCAATGCTTTAATTAGTGCTGATGCTTACGTGCAAACCAATATTGCATCTCAGCTTGCTCGTTCACGAGCTTGGGAAGAAGTAGCTAGTATTGGTTATAAAGGTGAAGAGTTAGCAGAAAACATGAAGAAGGCTACCAAGATGGCCTATGATGAAATGTTTGACTCTGCTGGTAACTTGACTGATCAAGCTGCTCGCTATGCTACTGGAGAGATCGCTCTTAACTTTGATGATCACACGTCATCTTGGTTGAGTATGGGTGTTAACAAACTGCCACTCATTAAACCATTCTTCATGTTCCCCAAGACTGGTGTTAATGGCGCTAAGATGGCTATGTCATATACGCCTCTTGCTACATTGCCTGGCACTTCTCGTTATGCTAAAGTTTTGTGGGCAGGAGATGATATTGATAAGATCAAAACTGCCTTGCTTGAGCACAACATCGACTATGATCTTGTACCTAATGGTATGGAGATCTTCAAAGGTCTTGAAGCTGAATATCGTGGCCGTGTAGCATTCGGTGGTCTTCTTGCTTCTAGCATGATGGGATATGCTATGGGTGGTAACATCCGTGGCAATGGTCCCGTTAATGCTGCTGAGCGTAGGAAACTTCGTGATAACTTTAACTGGCAACCAAAAACAATTAACATTGGTGGTAAGTGGGTCAGCTATGCTGGTTATGAACCACTTGATACTGTGTTGACTTTGGTTGGTGACCTTGCTTATTACTCTAGAGATATTGGATCAACTCTATTCGAGGAGTATCAAAGCAAACTAGCTTGGACCTTTGCTGCTACCTTTGTCAATAAAACATGGGTTGCTGGTCTTGAACCTCTTGTAGCTTTTGCTTCTGGTGATCAGACTGCTGTTAGTCGCTTCCTGGCTAATGAAGTACGTTCTATGATTCCTTTGTCCGGTGCCCTTGGTGTTGCGGCTAACGCGGTATCAAGTTCCCAGAAGGACATCTATAATGACTTTGTTGGTTATGTTAAGAACCGTCTTCCTGGACTTAACAAGGAACTTCCAGAACAAATTGATATTTATACTGGTAAACCTTTGAATGATATTGATAATCCAATCCTCCGTGGCTTGAACGCTCTTAACCCTGTTAAGATCAGTGATGGTACAGAGAAGTGGAGACAGTGGATTATCGATAGTGGATGGGATGGTCTGCAGATGATTCGTAAAGATTCAACTGGTAACCACGAGTACACTCCAGCAGAAAGAGAAATTCTCTATCGTTACATTGGTGAGCAACAAATTTGGAAAGAGTTTGATAAACTTAGCAAGAATAAAAAGTACAATGATCAGCTTGACCGCATTCGTGCAATGAGGGTTGAAGGTCGTCCTAAGGATGAAATCAACGCTGCTCAATCTGAAGTTTATTCTGTTATGAATCAAATCATGACAAATGCTCAAAAATCTGCAGAGCTTCGCCTTCAAAATGAAAACCAACCAATGTGGGAATCTATTCAGGAATCTATCTTGAATAAGAGCTACATGCAACAAGGGCGTATTGATGATGCTGCTCGTGCGGCTGATCGCCGTAAGGCACAGATTGAACAACTTACTCAAATGTACAGGTAACCTTTAATGGCTGTTACTGAGAATACTTATACAGGGAACGGGTCAACCGTTCTCTATTCTTTCACTTTCCCATATTTAGCCGCTACTGATATTAAAGTCAGTATCAATGGCGTTCTTACAACTGCATATACTTTAGCCAACGCAACAACGATTCAATTTAATACTGCCCCTTCTAATGGAGCAGCTATTAGAATTTATCGTTCAACATCAGATGCAGCAAAACGGGCTACCTTCTTCCCTGGATCTTCTATACGTGCTGCTGATCTAAATGAGGACTTTGATCAAGTACTTTATATTGCTCAAGAAACGGCTAACTTAGCTGCTAGTACTGATGCTTCTGCTATTCAAGCTACAGCAAATACAGCGTTAGCTACTTCTAATACTGCACTGACTACGGCCAATGCAGCTAGTGTAACTGCTAATGGTATTGCTGGAACGGCTAATACTGCATTAAGTAATTCCACTACTGCTGTATCTACTGCTAATGCGGCTAACTCTACTGCAACTTCAGCTCTAAGTGTAGCTAATGCAGCATTGCCGCTAACTGGCGGCACCATGACTGGTTCAATTACTTTTAGTGGTGGTCAACCAACAGGTACAACTAGTACGCCTGGCATTATTCAACTTACTGATTCAACCAGCTCAACTAGCGTCACAACTGCTGCCACTCCTAATTCGGTAAAAAGTACATACGACGCAGCGATGCTGAAAACTGGCGGTACTTTTACCGGAGACGTAACTCTTAACGCCCAAAGCGATCTGCGTTTTGCCGATAGCGACAGCAGCAACTGGGTTGCCTTCCAAGCGCCTGCAACTGTTGCATCAAATGTCACTTGGACGCTGCCTGCAGCCGATGGCACAGATGGTCAAAAGCTGAGCACCAACGGATCTGGTGTTCTGAGCTGGACGGCTAGTGCTCCAAAGATTACTTATCTGACATCCGGCACAAGTGCCACGTATACGCCGACAACCGGCACTAAGGCGATCTACGTCGAAGTCGTTGGTGCAGGTGGTGGAGGCGGTGGTGTTGACGGCCAAGGCGCTGGGACAGGTGCTGTTGGTGCTTCTGGCGGTGGCGGTGGTTATACGGCCAAACTGATCACCAGTCCGGCAGTTTCTTACACCTATACGATTGGCGCTGGTGGATCTGCAGGTTCATCTGCCGCTGGCAGCGGAGGTGGTGGCGGCACTTCAACTTTTACTGACGGCACACTGACACTGACCGCGACTGGCGGTGACGGCGGCACTGGTCTTACGGCAACAGCTGGTAATTCCACAGGCTCGGCTGGCGGTATCGGCGGAGCGGGAAGTGGTGGAGACCTAAACCTTGAAGGTAGACGCGCTGGCAACAGAGCTGTCGCAAGCGGTCTTGTCGTAAGCCTTTCCACCTCTGGAGCAGCGCCCTTTTTTGGAGGCGGAAAAACCACCGCTATTGGCAACGCTGGAGAGGCTGGAACAAATTACGGCGAAGGTGGATCTGCTGGAGCTGTCTATAACGTCACAACAAACTACGCTGGCGGCGCTGGTGCTGCTGGCGTCATCCGCATCACGGAGTTCTTCTGATGAAAACCGTCATCTACGACCCTGTTGCTGATCTCGTCATCAACGTCGGCATGGGCGAGCCAAGTGGTCCTGCACCATCAGGACTGGAATTCATCGTCGTCGAAAACGATGTATATGTCGGACCCGGCTGCAAGCGTGCTGAAGACGGTACGTATTACATGCCGCCCTCTGATCCTGAATAACGAATAGTTAATTTACTGCAATGATTACTATCTTTGGAGCCAAGGTCTCTCTTGAGGCTTTGGCTTTTTTTATTCTCTTTTTAGCTTCTGAGTATCTAGGTTTTAACAAAAAGATTCGCTCTAATACAGTTAGTCAATTTGTTGTACGTGCTGCTCGTCTTGCTCGGCCATTCCGTAAGGAAGACGACAAGATCTCTCAAATTAAAAAGATTCTTCGCGGGTAATCTACATGGTACTGCTGCCTGTAAAACAGTATTACCCTCAAACAGATAGTGCAACAGGTCACGGAGATCGGATGTGCTTTAGCTCAACATGCGCTATGGCTATTAAGTATCTCCGTCCTGATGCTCTAAAGGGTAGTAATGCCGATGATGATTACTTGAGAACAGTTCTCAAATACGGTGACACTACAAACTCCACCAGTCAAATCAAAGCCTGTCAGCAGTACGGTGTTCTTGCTTCCTTCTACACAAAAGGTACAAGGCAATCGTTAATTAATGAACTAAAGGCTGGGTATCCAGTAGCTACTGGCATCTTACATAAAGGTCACGTTTCTAATCCTGTTGGTGGTGGCCATTGGATGCTACTCATCGGTGATGATGGAGAGCGTGGCATCTTCCACGATCCTTACGGAGAAATGGATAATGTCAATGGCGGCTATGTCTCTATTGGATCTGGTGGTAAGGATGTTAAATACTCCTGGAAAAATTGGCTTCAACGGTGGGAAGTTGAAGGTAAAGGTACAGGATGGTTTATGACCTTCCGGCCTATGCAGCAAACACAGCCTATCGCTCCCGCTGTTAACACGTGGAAGGGAATTATCACTGCCGCCTCTAAGGCAGGGGCTAAGTTTCCTGAAGTTGTAGCTGCACAATGGGCACTTGAAAGTGGTTACGGGAAACACACCTCTGGTAAGAACAATTACTTTGGTCTCAAAGGCGAAGGCTCTGAACGTGAAACAAAAGAGTTCATTAATGGGCAATGGGTAACAATCCATGCTGGATTCATTGATTTCCCTGATCTACAAACTTGTGTGTCTTACCTTGTAGACCGTTGGTACCGAGACTACAAACGCTTCAAAGGAGTCAATCGTGCTAATTCTCCTGAAGAATGCGCTCGTCTTCTTGTAGCTGAAGGATATGCTACCGATCCTCAATACTCTGATAAATTAATTAAACTACTTCGGGAGAATGATTGAAGCAAGTGTAGCGGCAGGTATTGCCCTGTTTACCGCTATTGTATCGGTGCATAACCGCCTACATTCCAAAATTAGTGAAGTAGACAGTCGCGTAGACAAAGTAGAACTTCGCGTTGCTGAAAACTATGTTCAAAAACAAGAGCTAGCAGTTGCTCTTCAGAAAATGGAGGATCACATGATCCGTATTGAAAACAAACTAGATCAAATAGTATTGAGAAATGGCTAAGAATAAAGCCACGGAAGACATGTTCAATGAGTTGCATAATATGGTAACTCAAGAACTTCTTAATCGAATTAAATCAGGTGAAGCGTCAACTGCTGACCTTAAAGCTGCTTGTGATTGGCTAGCTAAAAATGATATTAGTGGTGTTGCTTACGAGGGCAATCCACTAGATAAACTTGCTACTATTATGCCTAAGATTGATCCCGAACTTGTGCAAACGAGGTTGTATGGCAAGTCGCACGTCTAAATTCTATAAGGACAACCCTGAAGCTAGGGATAAACGTCTTAAGTACCAAAAGAAGTACAACAAGCAAAGTATGCAAATACGTAAACGAGTTGAACTTAATAAGATCAACAGACAGAAAGGAACCTATGGTAATGGTGATGGAAAGGATGTTTCTCACACCAAGGATGGTTCCACTGTTATGGAAGATCAATCTAAAAATCGAGCCCGGAATCGGGGCAAAAAATAAGATGGTATGACTCCTTTACTACCGAGTCCTGATCACTATCTCCACAACCTTATAACGATGACAAGTCCTGAAGCTAAGCGTCTTTGGAGACGCGCCATTAAGGAGCACTTTAATTGTCAATGTGTCTACTGCGGAGAAACTTATGAATTACACGAACTTACTCTCGATCATGTTAAACCAAAATGCTATGGAGGAGAAGACCTCACCTCAAACCTTGTACCTAGCTGCTGGCAGTGTAATCAGAACAAAGGTAGTAACAATTGGCTTCAGTGGATGAGGGATACTTTTGGTATCACCACAAGGGAGCAACTTATTCTTTCTCACATTAAATAACAATGGCTCGACGTTCACTTAAAGATGATTTGAATGACATCCGTTCTATGATTAAAAAATCCAAAGAACGGCAAGGTGTAGATACAAAGGCAGAAATGGGTTCTAGGGCTATGAAGGCTACTGGAACTGAGCAGAATTTTATGCAAGGTGGCTATACTACCAAAACTAAAGTAGATGGTTCTAGGTTTCAAGGAGCACCCCTTTCTCAAGCAAACTTGCAGGATTATAGAGAAGCTCAGCAGCAACCTAAACCACAAGCACAAGTTAAACCGAAACCCCCTCGTGCTCGTCCTATGCCTGGTCGTGAAGGAATGATGGCTAAGGCAGAAGAAGAGCGTAAGCGTCGTATGCGTGGTGAGTCGGCTGTTATTGGGGGCTAGTCATGGCTCCTAAAAACAAAGCCATGCCCAAAAGTAAACCAAAGGTAGATCCTGTTAATAAATTGTTACAGGAACGAGAGTTGGAATACCAGGGGGCTATGGGTATTGCTAACAATGATTTGCGGGCAAAAGAAACTGAATTGCTGCAAATTCAACAGGCATACAAGAATAGTGGGATAAAAGTAGAAGGGTTCGACGAGTTTTTGGCCAACAAACATGCTCAAATTAAACGAGCATATAGAGACGTTGTTAGCGAACAATCTTACCTCTTTGAAAACGATTTGAGGAATTACGCTATTGGCTCTGGTGAGTTATTGGATGTAACTAAAACTGAGGCCAACCAACGTAAAATTTCACAACCAATTCCTGGGACACAAGCACACCATCCAGCTTCTGTGTCTTCCGTAGAAAGTTATTTACGGAATATGCCGATGGCTGAGCAACGTCGTACACTTGATCTTTTAGTTAGTCAAGGTTATGTTGTTGGTTCAAAGGCAGAAGGCTTTATTCCATTATCTGGCCCAGCACATTTAGGCGGAGGCGAGCGTTGGGGTAAAGCATTTGCTCACGTTGGTAAGGAAGGTGTTGAGTCTGATCCCGGTAGATTCAAAGGAACTGCTCTTCCTAAAAACACAACAGCTGAGCAAGCTGTAGCGGCAATGAAGCCAATGTTGGACGAACAAATTGCCCTTAATACAGCTGCTTACAATCATCCAATTGAGCAGCAAATGCGACAAGTTGCTGAGCAATTGATTGGAAAACCTATCACTTGGATGGGTGGTGGTGAAGAAGATCTAAAAGCGCAAAGAGTTGCCGCTAAAACTCAAGGAATTAATGCTACTACTATTTCCAAGGGATTTAGCAAATATCCTCAATTAATGGGTACTGAACAGGTTCCTGGTGTCAGTATCATGACAGATGTCGGGACAAGGATTCCTCTTGGCACTAAACCGAGTGATGAGGTACGCGCCCAGGCAAGAGAAACAGTTCGCAATCCAAACATTGTGCTTGCTAGAAGCCAAACCCTTGGCCAAAAAGCAGCGGCTATTGCTAACAGAGAGCCAGTAGCTTCTGTAACTACTGCAGTTGTTGTACCGACAAAACCAGCAGCTAAACCAGCAGCTAAACCAGCAGCTAAACCAGCAGCTAAACCAGCAGCTAAACCAGTAGCTAAACCTAAACCAAAAGTTCGCACTACTCCTGCTGTTGTAACGCAGAAATCGCGTACTAAACCAACTAGCGCTAGTATGCAAATTAGGGCAATGCAGCGATCAGCGCCTGATGTTATTAACATTCAACCTGGAATGAGTTTGCCCTCTAGTTCACTTATTCAAGGTATCTAATGGACAAAAAGAAAGCACCAAACAAACCACCCGATAAAAACTTTATCAAACAAGTTCTAGATAACTTAAAGATCGGATATACTGATGGTAAGAATCCTATTGGTCGTGCTATGACTGGTCATGGATTTATGCCATCTAAAAACGCTGCTTTGAATTTTGGGGCATTGATGAATATGCCGTATGATCCTGAGATGCGTATTCGTCCTAAAGATCCTCAGCAACAACTGCGAGCCAATAATGCACGCATCGGTCAAATTGAACGTATTCACAACGTCTACATCAAGCCGAGAGTAAAACTCGCTGATTGACCCCTACAAGCCCCTACAACACCCCTGTGGGGGCTTTTCCATACATTCTACCACCAATGGCTCCAATCTTCGTTACAGGTCCTCAGAGAAGCGGTACAACGATTGCTGCTCGTATCCTAGCATCTGACTTCAAACGTCCTTATGTAGATGAATCAGAATATACACCACAATCGATCCCACCCAATGCTGTTATTCAAGCACCGTTCATCATCAAAGCTGTAATAGAACTTTCCTTTATGTTCCCTAAAGCACAGTTTGTTTTTATGGAACGTAATGTTGAGGACATTATCAAAAGCATGGAGCGTATTGAATGGTACAAGGATTATATTGATGATCCACTGTTTTATAGGACGTATGTTGAGCACATGTATCAGTACATTGATTTGTTATGTAAAACTTTACCAGAAGATCGTTGGAGTATTCTACAATACGACGCACTAACCACTCATCCACTATTTGTAACTGATAGACATGGCTTTACCGTCAGGCAATGGCAAAAGGACAACCCGCAAGGCCCAGCAACCTGGAGAAACGACAACGACACTGGATCTTATAAAGTCAGACTTCAAAATATTTCTACAAGCGCTATGGCATCAACTAGACTTGCCATCTCCAACACGGGCTCAATACGCAATCGCTGATTATCTACAACACGGACCTAAACGACTACAGATCCAAGCCTTCCGAGGAGTCGGTAAAAGTTGGATTACTGGAGCGTTTGTGTTGTGGACACTTTTTAATGATCCAGAAAAAAAGATCATGATTATCTCAGCTTCTAAGGAACGAGCAGATAACATGTCTATCTTTCTACAAAAGTTAATCATTGAAACGCCGTGGTTAGTACATCTCAGACCTAAAAGTGATGAGGCTAGATGGTCGCGTATTAGCTTTGATGTAAACTGTAGCCCACACCAAGCACCATCAGTTAAATCAGTTGGTATTACAGGCCAGCTAACTGGTTCTCGTGCAGACTTAATGATTCTTGATGACGTTGAAGTTCCTGGTAACTCAATGACAGAAATGATGCGTGAGAAGCTTCTACAGTTGTGCACAGAAGCTGAGTCTATCCTTACACCAAAGAAAGACTCTCGTATCATGTACCTTGGTACACCACAGACTACCTTTACTATTTACCGTAAGTTAGCTGAACGTAACTACCGTCCATTTGTTTGGCCAGCTCGTTACCCACGCAAAGATAAACTTAATCAATATGAGGGTGTCTTATCTCCACAAATTGTGGAAGATATTGAGATGGGTGTTGAAGAATGGACCCCAACAGATCCTGATCGCTTTACCAGTGATGATCTACTGGAACGTGAAGCAGCTATGGGTCGTAGCAACTTTATGTTGCAGTTCCAATTAGATACTACACTTAGTGATGCAGAGAAATTCCCACTTAAATTCTCCGATCTTATCATTACCTCTGTTAACCCGACTCAAGCGCCGGATGCTGTTGTGTGGTGCAGTGACCCTCGTAATTGTCTCAAAGATTTGCCTACGGTTGGCTTACCAGGTGATTATTTCTACTCCCCGATGCAACTACAAGGTGACTGGGGATCGTACACAGAGACCATCTGCTCAGTAGACCCAAGTGGTAGAGGTACAGACGAAACAGCAGCTACATACATCTCTCAAAAGAATGGCTTTCTCTACGTTCACGAAGTACGAGCGTACCGCGACGGTTATAGCGACAATACACTTCTTGACATCCTTCGTGGGTGTAAGCGCTATAACGTTACCAAGCTTGTTGTCGAAACAAACTTCGGGGATGGTATCGTCGCAGAACTCTTCAAAAAACATTTGCAACAAACTAAACAATTAATAGACGTAGAAGAAGTACGGGCTAACGTCCGTAAAGAAGATAGAATTATTGATACCTTAGAACCTGTAATGAATCAACACCGACTCATCATTGATAGGTCAGTGGTTGAATGGGACTATGCTTCTAATAAAGACGCTCCACCTGAGGATCGACTTCTGTATATGCTCTTCTATCAGATGAGTAGGATGTGTCGTGAAAAAGGTGCAGTTAAACATGACGACAGATTGGATAGCCTAGCTCAAGGTGTTAAGTACTTTACAGATGCTATGTCTATTTCTGCTTATGAAGCAGTTAAGCTTCGTAAACAAGAAGACTGGAAGGACCAACTGGAGACATTCCTAGATGACCCACAAGCTGCTACAAACCACTTAGTGCTTGGGTTTAACATAGACCAAAGGAGACAAGCTAGAGGTAAATCTAAAGGCAAAGCTGTGCCTACATGGGTAAATATGTGACAATTTAATATTGTCATATTTTACGAAATATTACATTCCTTGTAATCCCTTCTGCTGCAATTGATCTGACCAACCACCCATGTTAAGGGGGAGTGGAAGGGTGGATCCACTTCCTCTAACGGGGAGAGACTCTAAGACAAACAAGTTGTCTTAATCATCTCTCCCTTTATTAATGTCCCTGGGGAAGGACATTCTGTAAGAACTACTAAACCCAAAAGACACAAACTCCACTAACTTGTTCTATTACTAAGTTAATACTGTGATTACTGTGAGAGGAGCGAAGCTCTCACTACTGTATCTACTGTTATTAACTCTCCTACTAACCTCCGTTAACGTATGAGTAGAACTTATCGTAAACAACCTACATATGTATTTAGAGCTGTACAAACTTATAGTGAGTTAAAACAGCAGTCATTTGATGATGATGGCTATACGGTATCTACTCGGCATCGTTATATCCCGTCATTGTATGACGACATTAAAGTATCCGCCTACCAACAGTTAGACCATCATTCATGACTACCCACCAAGTCAAACTCGTACACATTACTCCTAACGCTGAACAACTCATTGCCTATATGGCTAGAGTCAGTAACCCCGCTAATCAAAACAACACTGAGACCAGTGCAAAGTTAATTAAATATCTCATTGACCATAAACATTGGTCTCCATTTGAGATGGTTAATATGTGCGTAGAAATAGAAACAACTAGGAGTATAGCAGCACAGATCCTCAGGCATAGGAGCTTCAGCTTTCAAGAGTTTAGCCAACGGTATGCTGAGGTACAACTTAGACCTGAGTTACCTGAAATGAGAAGGCAGGATCTGAAGAATAGACAGAATAGTGTTGATGACCTTAGCCTTGAGACACTGAAAGAATGTGATGAGGTGTTGGGTAAGGCATTGGTAACAAGCTACCGAGCATATGAGCGTTTACTTGAGCTTGGTGTCGCTAAAGAGTGTGCTAGGGAAGTGTTGCCACTGTGTACTCCGACTCGACTGTATATGAACGGTACAATTAGGTCTTGGATTCATTATTGTCAACTTAGGTGTGCTAACGGGACACAGCTTGAACATCAGATCATCGCTAGAGAGGCCTGGAAGCTTCTGCAAGAGCACTTACCGAGTGTGTGCATGTCTCTGGAGGTTTAACTGGTTAGAGGGGCTTTACAGGTCATCCTGTGTTGTCCCTTTAATTTTTGACAGAAATTTCAGAAGCCTTATATCGACATGGGCGGTGGCATTTACCCCCATGGCCCCTTATAAGAATAGGCAACGCAGTGGTATCCAGGATGCACCCTGATTGATGTATTATAATTACATAGGGACCAGGATATTTACTGTTGATAGATAGTAATAGCAGGATTGAACTGTTATTAACTGTGTGCGTGCATTGTGTTATCTATTGCCACGCCTTATTGAGAATGAATCGCAATAAGCAATGTGATAGTTATAGGTAATGATAAGTTATTGTAATCAGTTAGTACTGTGTGATAAGGTGCTGCTATAGGTAGATACGAAGTGATCTGTCCGCCCTCCCTGTTCCGTCAGTACAGCGCAGCTATAACGCTCTCAGACACGTCTAGAAGGCGCTATAAGGCCGCTCTAATCATGATTAGGTATACTGTGACCTGATGCAGTATCGAGACGCCTTACAGGGGATGTACTAACTGTATTCACACTCATGCACTCGTTACACTCGAGCTCACGCAAACTAACACGCAGCTCAGCACGACATACGCCACGATACCAAATCCCTAATTGGTAGCTAGGAGCCCTAATCAGGGGTTGACAGGGCAGCCTGGATGGTCTATGGTAGGCTCATCGGTGGGGGACAGGAGACCCGGTTCTTTCCACCAGCACCTAGACAATTGCATATTTAGGTCGTCACAATACGGAACTAGCGGAGCGAGCGATCCCGCGAGACAGAGATATGGTTGCAACCCGACCAGCTGTCACGACCACGTTGTTACTAATCATTAACACAGAGCCACATGTGTTTAATAAATTAGATCATGGCAACTACTAACTACTATTGGAGGACTGCTTATGTCTCTTACTCTTGACCGTAAAGTAGCTACTGGTCTTCTCAGTAAGGCTACTACTGGTGATGATCTCTTGTCTGTACTTGAGATGATTACAGCTAGCTTCACCAAACCTGTTGCCAACACTGTTCCTACACTTGAGGAGATTGAGTTCTGATGTCTGTGTTTACTTTTGATCAACTGCGTGATGCTGTGCAAGAATGCACCAGCTATGACCTTGTTCAACGGTTTAGTGATGATGAGGATGAGTATGTGTTGATTGATCCGTATGGCGATCAAGATGGTGATGCTTTCAATGATCAAGTCGACCAGTATTTGTACGAGCTTGTCAATCAATGACATACTACATTGCACGTATGAATGATGAGGGTAATTGGGAGTATTTAGATAATGCTCCTAGTTATTCTGATGCAGAGATGATGCTTGATGCGTACTGTGATATGTATCCAGCGTCTTACATTGACGTAATTCACACTCACGAGGGCTGATTATGACTGACACTGCTGTTGTTCCATTTATGCTCAAGGGTGATGCACTTGTTGAGTACGTAAATGAGAAGATGGAGCTTATTAATAGAAATGAGCTGACACGCACTGAAATGATCAAGGACGCAGGCTATGTGTACGACAACGGTAATGCTATGTACACACAGTTCTACACTGAGCTACTCAATGCCAAGGGTGTTGTACCTGTGACTAACAACGACATTGCTGATCAAGAGTATGAAGATCTAAGTGTTGATAAGCGTAACCTCTATGATCGCATTGATGAATGGAGTGGTGCTAAGTGGACGCATGAGGAGCTGATTGAGTTCATTGATGAACTTGAGGACATTGGTATTGATACAGCGTCTGAGTTTGATGATGCCTATGAATGGGAGCATGATGGTTGGGCGTCTATGGCTGAGAAAGAGTTCGCTGAGTATTGGTGCATTGAGGTTCTTGATGCACAGATTCCAGAGTGTGTACTCGCTGCTGTAGATTGGCAAGATGTGTGGGATCACAACCTACGTTATGACTTCTGCTATATTGAGACTGCTAACGGTACATTCTTCTTTCGTAACAACTAATGATGTTCAGAGTTATTCTTGATTCAGTAGACAATCCTGGTAAGTTTACATTTATAACGGTTGATGGTGCTAAGGACTTAGATGATTGCCTAAATCACATCCGCACTAAGTTCTCTAGTGAGTTTGTTATTGATCAAATTCAGGAAATTACGGAATGACTATGACTGAGACCAACATTATCCTTGCTGTGATTGGCATGGTTGGGTTGTTCGCTACGGCTACAATCTATCAACGTGCTAATCGCATCACAAGTGTGTATTATGCTAACAAGGTTAATCGTGACCTTATCAACCTGAACAAGCGAGAGTTTAACTGATGACAATTATCCACGACACGGCTATTAAGGTTGATGTTTACCCTGATGAGTTCAAGCCCCTCATGAAGGCAGTAAAGTATGCTTTAGTGTGTGATGATTCACGCAAGGTATTTAATGAGGAAGAGTGGTCTACGCTTAATGCGTGGCTTGATGACTTTTGTGACATTGCACTTAACGAGGCTGTATGAAAGTCAACACCCGTGCATTGCTTGATCGCTTTATTCGTGAGGGGATTGAGCATACGTTCCTGAATACAGATGTTGAGTTAACGCCTATGGGTGAGCAGATCTTAGCCAATGACATAGAGCACCGCATCTGGCTTTACCTTGATGAATACTTCACCTTCGATGAGGACAACTAATGGCTAAAGCACTGACTGATGAGCAACGCAAGCTGCGTCTTGAGTTGGTTGACCTTGCTGCTCAAGGTGTACGCACTCAAGCAACAGCTGGTTACTATGATGCTGAACAAGTATCGTATTTAACTCAACAACTTGAGCGTATTGCTAAGTTCCTTTGTGTTAAATCCTGATTCACACTCATCGCCATGTTGACAATGACAAAGCCACTCAAAGAGTACGAAGTCACTACTAGCACTGGTGTTTGGTACTTACTTGCTCGTGATAACGAACAAGCTGCCTGGTCTGCTTTAGAGCTATCAGGGCAGCGTAATGAGAAACTACTTAATGTGAGGATTGCTGATGCCTGGTAAGGATTATCTGCCTAACAACTGGCAAGAATATAAAGATGCACCTGATGATGCATTCATCCCTCATACCTTTGAGGAGATCATGTCGTGGAAGGTAGCAGGTTGGGAACTTCCTAGCTCTGTTGCTTGCATTATTCGTGTGTCTGATCGTAAGTCAGGCAAGGTTAAAGAGTTTGTCTACAGCAAGCCTAGCGCTGCTCGTAACAAGGTAGAAAAACTGTTAGCTACACCTGATGTAGAGTTTGCAGTATGTGACCACAAAGCTATTCACCACCTATCCCCTGAGTACAATGACTGATCTTGTTTTCTCTCGTCGTCTTCAACAACTAATCGATCAACTTAAGAATCACCCATTCAAAGAGGAGATCATCAAACTGGCACAAGAGCAGTTAATTGATGACTCCGATGTGGTAGAATACTGCATGGTCACTAATGACTAATTACCTGGAGAGGTTTATTTGGCTACACCAGCAGAGATTGATGCACAAGTTCAACTAGAAAGAGACCAAATCAATCAAGGACTCAAGCGACTGCATGAACAACGCAGACAACTAGAGGAAAAGAGTTATGCGTCTGCCACAATTTATGGCGTGGCTTCTATTGATGCTCTTCTTCCTAAGCTGGTTGAACGTATCCAGGAGACCAACCATAGGATCTACCAAAGACAAAACGGAGTAGCATTCAAGGAGATTGCTGTCTACCTATCGGACATTGAACCTATGGCATCCGCTGCTATTGCACTTAAGATAACCTTTGATAAGGTATTCTCATTTAAGCAGGGCAGTGATCAACTTGTTTCAGTGTGTGATGCTATTGGTTCGGCTGTTGAGGCTGAATGCCAGATGCGTCACTATGAACGTAATGCTCCGGGTTTACTGGCAACACTCAAGAAGAACTACTACCATAGTTCAATGGGCACACATCAGAAGCTCGTTGTTATACGAACACTGATGAATCGTTGTGAGGTAGATCAGTGGCCTGCATGGGGTAGAACTAATCGTATCAAACTAGGTACGTGGTTGTTGGATTGTATTATCCAAACAAGCAACTGGTTTACCAAAGAACTCAAACAAGAGGGTAAGAACCGCGTTAATTACGTTGTCCCTACACCTGAGTTCATTGAGATCAAGGATCGCATCATGAAGGATGCTGAACTCTTTGCTCCACTTGCATGGCCAATGCTAATCGAACCTAATGATTGGGCTGTTGGTAGGTCTGGTGGTTACATCTTGAACGAGGTGATGCACGGACATGAAATGGTTCGCCGGGGCAACCACCCATGTATACAGGGGGAGATACCCTATGCCTTTTTGAACAAGATTCAGAAGGTTGCTTATCGACTAAACCCCTTTATTGTAGGGGTTGCTGAAGAACTAAGCAGACTGGAACGTTCAGTCGGTAAGTTTCTCCCTATCGTTCATCACGAGCTGCCTGCTAAACCTGCTGATATTGAAACTAATTACGATAGTCGTAAGGATTATCGGAGAAGAGCAGCAGCTGTGATGAATACCAATGCTCAAGAGTTTAAGAAGTCATGTAGAACTCGCATGACAATGGAAGCAGTAAAACGCTTCAAGGATGTACCTAAGTTCTACATACCGTGGTCTTTTGACTATAGAGGTAGAGCTTACCCTATTCCTAGTTTCTTAACTCCCCAAGATACTGACTTCGGTAAGTCATTGCTTCGTCTTGCTGATGAGGCTTATATGACACCTGAAGCTGAGGATTGGATAGCATTTCAAGTTGCTACCTGCTATGGTCTAGATAAGGCTGCAATGGTAGAGCGTCTTGAGTGGGTACGAAATAACATCACACTCATCACGCAAGTTGCCACAGATCCAATTGGATCGTTACCTGAATGGGAAGCAGCAGAAGAACCATGGCAGTTTCTAGCAGCATGTGAAGAATACTATCATTGCGTGATCGCAGCTGATAGACAGTTCACTGGACTGATGATAGCAACAGATGCTACCTGTTCAGGTCTACAAATTCTAGCAGGTCTTGCTAGAGATCGTAATACCGCTCGCCTTGTTAATGTCTTACCTGGTGATAAACCACAAGATGCTTACAAAGTAGTTGCTGAGGAAGCTACACCTCATTGCCCTGCTTCTATTCAACCATATATGGATAGGAAGACGGTCAAGAGGGTAGTGATGACAGTACCGTATAACGCTAAACCTTTCTCTAATCGTGGCTACATCCGAGAAGCTTTAACTGAAAAGGGCGTAGAGATCTCTAAAGAAGATCTAACCGCAACTGTCAAGGCAGTTAGAGATGCTATGAATCGTGTCGTCCCTGGTCCCATGGCCGTGATGACGTGGATTGAGAAGGAAGTAGCTAATGCTATTAAATCTGGCAAGACATTCCTTGAGTGGACAACACCATCTGGGTTTGTCGTACACCAAAAGCTGAACAAGAAACAGTTTGAGGTCTTAGATCTACAACTGCTTGGTCGCTGTAAGATGAAGGTTGCAGTTGGTGACACAGATGAGGTTGACATCAACCATCACAAGAACGCTACTGCTCCTAATCTTATCCATAGTTTAGATGCGTCCTTGCTCCATTTAGCTGTCTTACGATTTGACGCACCAATTGCTCTCATTCACGATTCTGTGCTTTGTCGTGCAACGGACATGTCCACCTTGTCCACTATTGTACGAGAAACATACATGCACTTATTCGCAGAGCATGATTATCTAAAAGACTTTGCCCTGCAGATCGGGGCAGAGACTGAACCACCGATCATTGGTGATCTGGAACCAGAGACCGTGATTGAATCCACCTATTTCTTTTGTTAATGGCACAACCCATCCACATTACCCAACAGCCTGTTGTCCTTGAAGGCTATCAAGCTGTGCTGAAACCTAGTAAGTTTGGCTACTCACTGTCTGCGATCCTTGATGATAAGATGATCGCTACTCTTGAAGAGGATCGAGTTGAAACTCTCAAGTGGGCAGAGAGTAAGCTGAAGAACCCTAAGCGTAGTGTACTTAAACCTGAGCCTTGGGAAGAGGTGTCTACTGGTAAGTACAAGGCTAAGTTCTCCTGGAATGAAACCAACCGGCCACCTGTTGTCGATAGTGAAGGGACACCTATCACTAACCTTGATCTGCCTGTCTACAGTGGCAGCAAGGTGAAGCTTGCTTTCAAGCAAAAGCCTTACATCCTCAAGGATGGTGTCACCTACGGCACTAGCCTTAAGCTTGTAGGAGTGCAAGTTGTAGAGCTTAATGGTTCTGCTGGTGTCGATAGGAGCGACCTTGGTGACGCTGAGGTGGCTGCTCTGTTCGGGCAGACCACTGGGTTCAAGGCTGACTCAGCACCGCCTACTGTGGTCGATGAAGAGCCCGTGGCAGAAGACGACGACTTCTGATGGCGTATCGCTCAGGTCTGGAGGTGAAGGTCGCTGATCTTCTCTCCAACTTGGGAGTTAAGTACGAATACGAATCAACTAAAGTACCATATGTCTTGCAGTGCAACTATACGCCAGACTTCCTCTTGCCTAATGGTGTCTTCCTTGAAACAAAGGGCCACCTGACGGAAGAGGATCGTCGTAAGATGAAAGCTGTCAAGGCTGCTAATCCTGATCTAGATATTCGTTTCGTATTTCAATCCCCTTACAACAAGATCTACAAAGGATCAAAGACAACCTATGCCAAGTGGGCTGAGAAACACGGCTTTCCTTGGTGTGCATTTCACTCCATCCCCATTGATTGGTTAACATGATTGCTGCTACCCCCACTCGTTTCGAGTACGGCACTGCTGAGTTCTACGAAGAGTCGTTCTCTGATATTCTTGCTGATGTAGACTCTGATAACCCGGAGTATGCTGATGCAATTGTTGAGGGATTCCTGAAATCAATCGACTCTTGGTTTAACTATCACGACCATCAAGCCACTGCATATGATGAACTCCGACAGCGAGTTCGTAAGGCACTTACCGTGTGACAATTGTGGGTCATCTGACGCAAACTCTTTGTACTCAGATGGCCACACTTTTTGTTTCTCGTGTAATGCCTACGGTAATACCGAAAACGTTCACACTCATAAAATGTCCACCAATGTCAGACTACAAGGCTCAGCTGAACGGCTGCAGAAACGAAACCTATCCGAAAAGGTCTGCCAGCAATACAAAATCTACCGAGACGGAGACGTTCTACGGTTCCATTATTTCGACAGCTCTGGCGTACTTAAAGGGTGTAAGGTAAAGACTAAAAACAAAATATTTACTTATGAAGGAGAGACGCCTGGAACACTCTTTGGACAACATTTGTTTCCCGCCACTGGAAAACGAGTCGTTATCACCGAAGGAGAACTCGATGCAGCTAGCTGTCAAGAAGCTATGCCGGGGTGGCCGATGGTTTCTCTACCTAGCGGTGCCGCTTCGGCAAAGAAGTCGATTCAACGGTCTCTCCAATGGCTCCAGGGTTATGAGGAGATTGTCCTGTTCTTCGACAATGACGAGGCAGGCCGTAAAGCGGCGGAGGAGGCGGCAAGCGTCCTACCACCTGGCAAGACAAAGATCGCCCGTCTGGAGGCGTACAAGGACGCATCAGACGCTCTCCAAGCCAATGACTCCGAAGCAATTCGCAGAGCTATTTGGGATGCTAAACCGTACAGACCAGATGGCATTGTTGATGGCAGATCTCTCCTTGAGTTAGTAACTACACCCTCTCCACCATCTGATCATGACTACCCATTCAATGGGCTACAAAAGAAGCTTCACGGGATACGGTACGGAGAGCTTGTCACAATTACTGCTGGATCTGGCATCGGAAAATCCTCGTTCTGTCGTGAACTCGCAACTAACCTTCTCAGTAACGGCGAACGAGTCGGGTATTTGGCACTTGAAGAGTCAAATCGTAGAACGGCCCTAGGGTTAATGTCCGCTGCTGTAGGCAAATCGCTCCATCTTGGAGAGTATGATCGAGAGACGTTGACCGAAGCGTACGAGGCAACACTAGCGAAGTGGAACCTATTCCTGTTTGATGGCTTTGGTTCATTCGATCCTGACTTGATCTACAATCGAATTGAATACCTGGCAGCAGGTCTTGATGCGAAGGTAATCTTCCTTGACCACCTATCTATTCTGCTTTCTGGCCTCGATGGAGACGAGAGGCGGATGATAGATACAACAATGACTAAGCTACGTTCTCTTGTAGAGCGTACGGGTGTTGCCATGTTCCTTGTTTCACATCTACGACGAACATCTGGAGACACTAACCATGAAGAAGGGGCACGGGTTACACTTGGACAGCTGCGCGGAAGTGCGGCAATTGCACAACTCTCTGACGGAGTTATTGCACTCGAACGCGATCAACAGGCCGCAGCTGGAGGAAGTAATACAACAGTGCGAGTCCTTAAAAATCGCTATTCGGGCGAAGTTGGCATCGCTTGCAATCTAAGTTATGATTTATCCACCTGTAAATTCCATGAAACAGAAGCAGCAGAAGAGTTCGACGCAAGTACAGACTTTTGAATCTCCGCATCAGCAAGCAATGCTGACTAAACCTAACCCTCCCACTCCTGAGGCAGTCAAGCGAGCACAGTTCGTCGATAAGACCTATCGCTGGACTGGTAAATGACTCAAGAACACCCAATTACTCCGCCAGAAGAACTAGTAGATCAATGGAACGAAGCTTGGATTGATGCCAAGGTTAAACACGAAGGACTTGTAACTTTCATTGCCACTCAAGCCGCCCGCTGGGGCGCCGACCAGGAACTGGAGGCGTGTTGTGAGTGGCTTCACTGGCAAAACCTGGCCACACATCCCGAACTGATCCCTTCGCTCCGCGCCGCACGCCGCCGAGCTGGAGGGTAAATGAACCTAATCTTCGACTTAGAAACTGACGGTCTCTACGATGATGCTACCAAGATCCACTGTATCGGCATCTATGATCTCGACACTAATCAGACGCTTGTCTTCAATGATGAAGGCAGTGAGCAACCAATTACAAAAGGTGTTCAGCTACTAGAAGATGCCTGTTGCCTTATTGGCCACAATATCATTGGCTACGATATTCCTGTGCTCCGCAAGCTCTATCCTTGGTTTACCCCCGGTCCTAGGATTATTGATACTCTGGTTCTCAGTCGTATTTATCACGCTGATATGCTGAAGACAGACCAGAAGCGTAAGTGGAAGAATATGCCACCACGGCTTCAAGGTCGCCACTCACTTGAATCCTATGGATACAGGCTCGGCGTTTACAAAGGAGAGTTTGGTAAGGATACTGACTGGAAGAACTGGTCACAAGAGATGCAGGATTACTGCATACAAGACGTAAAGGTAACACAGAAGTTATGGCAACATTTCCACCCATACCTGACTTCATCCAACTAGAACATGACGTTGCAACCATCCTCACAGAACAAGAGATACATGGGTGGTACTTTGATGAAAGAGCTGCATGGGAACTTGAATCGACTCTCCGAAGAGAGCTTGAAACACTTACTCAGCTACTACGCAACAGGTACCCTCTCATTAAAGATCGAGAGTTTACTCCTAAAAGAGTTAACCGAACAACGGGATACGTCGCAGGCGCTCCTCTCACTAAACTGAAGGAGTTCAACCCTGGTAGTCGTGATCACATTGCATGGGTCATGAAGAACCACCATGGTTGGGTGCCAGATAAAGAGACAGCTAGTGGCAAGACTGCCATTGACGAGACTGTACTCAAGGATATAGGAACCGAAGAAGCTCTTCAATTCTTGCGTTGCCTTGAGTTAACCAAAAGCCTCGGTATGTTGTCTGAAGGCAACAACGCCTGGTTGAAGTTAGTCAAAAACAATCGAATACACCATCACTGTTCAGTCAGTACGAACACGCACCGATGTGCTCACCGTAATCCAAACCTTGCGCAGGTCCCGAGTGACTTATCATTCAGAAAACTCTTTACCGCGTCGCCTTCCATGGTTATGGTCGGTGCTGACTTAGCTGGTATTGAGTTGCGGATGTTGGCTCACTATTTAGCTAGGTACGATGGCGGCAGGTATGGAGACGTACTTCTTAATGGAGACATTCACCAAGAAAACGCCGACAAGATAGGTATATCACGCCGATTAGTTAAGACTGTAACTTATGCCTTCCTCTACGGAGCAGGCGACCAAAAGATAGGACTTAGTTATGACCAAAGCCTTTCCCCGAACAAGGCAAAAGAAAAAGGGGCTGAAATCCGAAGTGCTTATGTTGCTGCCATTGACGGCTTGGGTGATCTTCTTGCCGCTGTTCGTGCAGCGGGTGACAGAGGCTTTGTCAAGTCGATAGATGGACGTAAGATCGCAGTAGATAGCCCCCACAAGGCACTCAACTACCTTTTGCAGTCAGGGGCAGGTGTGGTTGCAAAGCGGTGGATGGTCATCGCTAATCAGAACTTCCCTACCATTGACAACGACTATCTCAGTCACACTCATCAACTTGCATTCATCCACGACGAACTACAGTGGGAATGCCTGCCAGCTTATGCAGAAGATCTCAAGAACCATCTTGAGTTATGCGCTGCGCTAGCTGGCGAATACTACAACCTCCGAATCCCCATTGCTGCTGAGGGGAAAATCGGCTCCACCTGGGCAGATGTACACTAATGGCTACTAAATCAAAGACAAACCTTGGCCGTAAAGAGTTTCAATCACGAGCTAAGTTCAAACATACACATCAAGGCAATGGGACTCGATCTCTACCTTCCCATGGGCGTAAGCTTCGGAGAGGTCAGGGTAAATGACATACCACGGAGATAAACAGGAGCAAGCTTTCTCTAAATGGTTTAACGGTGACTACAATCACCGCTCATGGAGATCAGAAATTTTCTATTCAGATTGCACTATAGGAGACGAGAAAACAAGACAAGATGTTCTGTACAATTGGCTAGTTAAAGCTTACATGTCTGGATACGAGGAGGCTAGCAATGAGCCTTCTCATTGATGCTGATTATATCGTCTACAAATGTTGTGCTGCTTCCGAATCAGAGATTGATTGGGGTGATGATGTAATCACTGTTACCAGTCGCTTCTCTGAAGCATACGAGTATGTAGAACGGGAGCTTTATAACATTGCTAACGATCTGGGACATTTTGACGATTCTATTCTGTTTTTTTCTGATTCTATCAATTTCCGTAAATCTCTGTATCCAGACTATAAAGGACATCGAAACAGAAAGAAACCGTGCGGCTATAAAAGAGTCATCAATAAACTCAAGGAGGAATACACGGTCGTAATTCTCCCTACACTAGAAGCTGATGACGCTATAGGAATCTACGCAACCAAAGAGAAGGGGCACATCATCTGCTCGCCTGATAAGGACATGAGGCAGATCCCTGGTGACCTGTACGACCTCTCTGATGGCGTGGTGACCATTACCCCTGAAGATGGGCGTAGATGGCACCTCATACAGACTATGGCAGGCGATCAGACCGATGGTTATGCTGGTATTCCTGGTATTGGCGTTAAGAAAGCCGCAGACCTTCTTGATAAATATGGAGACACCTGGAAGACCGTTGTAGATGCTTTTGCTGATAAGGATCTCGATGAGTCAGTTGCACTACTCAATGCACGATTAGCAAAGATCCTTCAAGTAGAAGATTATGATTTCACCAATCAAACAGTCAGACCTTGGACCCCCTCCAGTAGTGACTGAATTAAAGATGGAGCAGAAATTTAAGCTCCGTCAGATTGAAGACGCACTGCGCCACCCGGAGTCACAGAAAGAGGACATCATTACTGTCTTCATGGCTCTACAACACCAATGTTTTGTTCTAAGTAACAACGTAGTCAATCTTGTATCTAAATGGCCAACAGCAACTCCTGTGGACCCGAGTATTACCGACGAGGCAATATTCAAGTTTGGGACTTCATCCGAGATCAAGGATTAAACTTTCATCTTGGCAACGCAATTAAATACATTTGCCGTGCCGGTTACAAAGGCATCGACGGCAAAAGCATGACAGACGCTTACATCAAAGATCTAACTAAAGCAATCCACTATCTTCAAAATGAGCTTGAGCAAGAAATCCTTCATCAGCGAACAGGCAAAGGAGTTCAGGGCTGGTTTCCAAGTGATGAACAGTACGACGCCAGCTTCACGGACTATGCAGCGGACTTTGATCGTTGAGGAGTTCAAAGAGTTCCTAGATGCTGAGAATCAACTAATCATGGGACTGACTATCAACGCTGCTGACTGCCTTAAAGAGTTAGCTGATCTAGTTTATGTCTGCTATCAATACGCAGAGAACCTTAAGTGGGATCTAGATGAAGCATTGAATCGTGTTCATCAAAGCAACATGAGTAAACTTGATGAAAACGGTCAACCTATTCGACGTGGGGATGGTAAGATCCTCAAGGGACCTAACTACCAAGAACCTAAACTCACTGATCTTGTCTAATAATGTCTAATACCACCAAAGAACTTATCGCACGTACTGGCCGTGTACAGAGTTGGATTGATGATCCAACATCCCGTCTTCCCGTCAGTTGTACTGTCTTCGTTGTCGAAGACTCCATCGAGGGACCTAATGGCATCGAAGCATCATGGCGTTTTGTTTCACACGCTCTACGCTACGGAGCTGGCGTGGCTGTCCATCTATCCAAACTCCGACCCAAAGGCTCTGAAAACAGCAAAGGACTTGTGGCTAGCGGCCCAGTATCCTTTGGAAAGATCTACTCAACCCTTAACGAAATCCTGAGGCGTGGTGGTGTTTATAAAAATGGGGCTGTGGTTCTACATCTGGATCTCAACCATCCTGATGTGCTTGAGTTTATTACTGCTGACCGTGCTGACCTACCTTGGGTTAAGCGTTGCGTCAACATCAATAAACATTGGTGGAATGTCACTACTCAAGAAATACGAGAAGCACTCCTCCAAGGTATCCGTAAGGGAGACATCTGGCTGAACAAAACTAAGGTTGACAAAAATGGAAATCGAATCCGGGGTAACGTATGCCTGGAAGTCTATCTCCCAAGCCGGGGCACCTGTCTACTTCAACATGTCAACCTCGGCGGATGTGAACTCCATGACATTCAAAGTGCATTTGTCCACGGAATGTCCCAATTGTGCTCACTTCACGGCAAAACAAATGTTGGAGAAAGCGGAGAATACCTCCCTTCAGAGACAGATCGCCAAGTCGGTCTCGGAATGCTGGGACTTGCCAACCTTCTAGCACGTTGTGGTGTCACTTACAAACAATTCGGTGAGGCACTGGATGATATTCTGAACTATCGGATGGCTCAGACTCCTGCCCACATTCTTGCAGCTGAGATCAACGCAGGTATCCAAGCAGCAGCGCATACAGCACGTCTCAACAACATGGATCGTGCCTTTGCTATTGCCCCTACAGCAAGCTGCAGCTACCGCTATAAGGATCTGAATGGGTATACTACTTGCCCTGAGATCGCTCCTCCTATTGCCCGCCAAGTTGACCGTGACAGTGGTACATTTGGTGTCCAGAGCTTTGATTACGGTCCTGTTGAGATCGCATCTGAAGTTGGCTGGGAAGACTACAAGCGTGTAGCAGATGGCATTGTATCTCTGCTCGATAAGACGGGACTTCTTCATGGATACTCTTTTAACTCGTGGAGTGATGTGATCACTTACGATGAAGCATTCATTGAAGAGTGGCTGGATAGCCCCCAAACTTCTCTTTATTACTCCCTTCAGGTAATGGGTGATGTTCAGGACAAATCCAGCGCATATGCAGCATTGGATGAAACTGAAGTCGATGATTACCTGGAGTCTATTCTAAACGACCCTGCTCCTGATTGTAATTGCGGCGAATGAACCCCTACGAAAAACTACAAAGTCGAAAAAGGAAGTGGTCTCCTGTACAGACCACAGCTGGCAAGCTTGCTGAGGGTGCGGAAGAAACTATCTTTCGTGCTCTTGCTATGCGTCATATGGAACTACCTGTAGGTGACTTTATTGAAGCATCGCTTTCTGAAATTCCAGTACTATCGCAAGACCTACTCCGATCTAATATCAAAGACGAAGAAAACCACGACTTGGCTCTCGGTTACATCGCCAATGCTCTCGGTGTTGATCCTAAAGCTGAAGCGGAAGCCAAGCGAATCAGAGAAGCGTGGATTGCGCATCCTGATCACACGGTCCTCAAAGCACTGGTTGCCGAACGTGCGCTTTTCTTCGTTCTACTCCCGTTCTTTCGATTTAATGGTGATGCTGGTCTCAGGACCGTATCCGCTGACATCAGCCGAGATGAGCAAGTCCATGTGGCTGCCAACTCTCTTGTCTGCAGGGAACTTGGATATGAACCATCTCCATCTCTCGACAAGCTCAGGAAAGCGACGATCAATTGGGTTATGACGCCTTTGAAATCGTCCACTAACAAATATTTGGACAAAAAATTTTGGCTGGATGCAAGTGATCGCCTGATGTACGAAGGTAAGGCTCCTGAACTTTCTGACACGAAACGAGCACGTATGCCTGCCTTCTTTGAACATGCAAACCCCAATCTCCCTCAATACGCTTGAAACATCTGGCCTTCAACTGAGGGCCATCCTTAATGAACTTGAGGAGAACTTTCCGCCAACTAATCCCCACCCGGATGACTCACACTCATTAATTATGTATCGCTCTGGCCAGCGATCCGTAGTAGAGTGGATTAACTATCGTTTATCCGACGACTATAATGGCTAAATCTAAATCACCGTTTTCTATTGAAAACCTAACAAAGCGGCCTCTTGCTCCCTCTTTAATTTCCACCCCAAGAAAGAAAAATACTTTTGGTGACTCGCTTCTGTCAGCACTGCAAGCACTGAAGGTACAACCACAAGCGGCTAGTCTCCCAACGTTTAAGCTTGACAAGCCAACCAAACCCCTCACCACTGCTACTGCTAAACCAGTAGCGCCAACGTATCTAGACACAGGTGACACATCTGCAATAGACTCTACAGGCTCATCCATCACTGACCCTACTGTTACTGCTCAGCTTCCTACTGTTGTTGAAGATGTAGGGGCCACTGCTACTGGGTTTAGGACTAAAAAATCAAGCCGTAAAATGGCTAAAAGTGGTGCTCAGGGATATGGGTCAATGAAAATCAGTACAAATACTCCATTCGCTAGTACTATTAATCTTGGATAATTAAATGACCGCAAAAACAAGATACGATTATCTAACTAAATATCGTACTTCGTTTCTAGACACAGCCGTTCAGTGCTCTAAGCTTACGCTCCCTACACTTCTTCATGATGATGATGACATTGGGCGTAGCGTACGGGCAAGGTTGATTACACCATGGCAGTCAGTCGGTGCCAAAGGAGTTGTTACACTTGCATCAAAATTGATGCTTGCTCTTCTACCTCCACAAACCAGCTTCTTTAAGCTACAAATCGACGACTCAAAAGTAGGTGTAGATCTTCCGCCTGAAGCACGTTCTGATCTTGACCTTTCATTTGCAAAGCTTGAAAGATCAGTAATGGAAATTATTGCAGCATCCAGTGATCGCGTTACCGTACACCAAGCTCTTAAGCATCTGGTAGTAGGTGGTAATGCTTTGATCTACATGGGACCTAAGGGTTTGAAGCTGTATCCATTGAATAGGTATGTCGTAGATCGAGATGGTAACGGTGAGGTGCTAGAAATCGTAACCAAAGAACGGATTAGTCGAAAACTTCTATCTCCAGTAATTAACAACATCCAACCTGTTAATTCTCCAGGAGAAGATGGATCTGATAGTGAAGAAGATGTAGATGTGTACACACATGTGCGTCGTGACAACAATAGATTCATTTGGCACCAAGAAGTATTCGATAAAATCATTCCAGGTTCTCAAGGTAAGGCACCACTGGATGCAAACCCTTGGTTAACCTTGAGGTTTAATGTTGTAGATGGTGAGCCTTATGGCCGTGGTAGAGTAGAAGAGTTCCTAGGAGATCTGCGTTCTCTGGAAGCTCTAATGCAAGCGCTCGTAGAGGGCTCTGCAGTCGCTGCTAAGGTCATCTTCACTGTCTCTCCTAGCTCTACTACCAAGCCCCAATCCCTCGCTGCTGCGGGGAACGGAGCCATCATTCAGGGCCGTCCTGATGACATCGCTGCTATCACTGTTGGTAAAACAGCAGACTTCCGTACTGCTATGGAAATGGCTAGCGTACTAGAACGGCGTTTGAGTGAAGCATTCCTTATTCTTAATGTTCGAGATAGTGAGCGTACTACTGCTGAAGAAGTACGTATGACTCAAATGGAACTAGAACAACAATTAGGTGGATTGTTTTCCCTATTGACTGTTGAGTTCCTTGTACCTTATCTAA